GCTGCTAAAAATGGCCGCGCAAAATATCGCGCAGTCGATGGTTAGCAAGATTATGTCCGCCTTTGGTCAAGGCAGCGCGACGCTACAAACCGGCGCGGCGGCGGTTTCCACCAGCGCCGTGGAATTATCCGCAGCAGGCGGCACGGTTAGCGCAGCTGCCGCGCAAATGTCGATAGCCGCAAGCCAACTGGCGGCAGCCGGTGCGAGTGCCAGCATGGGTAGCGCTGCGCAAGGCATGGGCGGCGGTGCTGGCGGCAATCCCTTTGCGTTAGGCGGGCAGTTTTCTACCGGCGGTAGCTTAAATGGCGCAACCGGCAGCGCACCGACCAGCGCACCCGCTGGCGGCGGTTTTAATATGGGTTACGCCGGTATCGCCATGATGGCCGGTTCCATGTTCGGTAGCTGGCTGGCACGGCGCAAGGCGAGCGGCGGATTAGTCACCGGCCCCGGTAGCGGCACGTCCGATAGCATCCCCGCTTGGCTAAGTAATGGCGAATACGTGATACGCGCCAGCGTCACCCAGCAGCCCGGTATGCAGCAGGTTTTAGCCTCAATCAATCAGGGCGGCTTAGAGGCGTTTAAACGCATTAAAGGCTTGCCTAAGCATTCCACCGGCGGGCTGGCCGGTATTCCCGCACCGAACTTTTCCGCGCCTTCGTTAGGCACTGCCGAACTGCCCGAACGTTCCAGTACCACGGTTGAAAATAAAGTGACCGTAGGCGTTATCGACAGCCCCGACAAAATCGGCCAATTCCTCGCCAGCAGCGAAGGCGAAACGGTTTTAATCGATTTAATGAGTAAAAACCCGCAGCCGTTTAGACAAATCTTTGGAGTGTAAGCATGGCCTTTGAAAACGGCACGGCAAACAATCTGCCGGACTTTATCGATAAATTACAAACCTTTTTAACCAGTGCCCCCGATTTAGTCGCTACAGGGCAGGCATGGACTAAATTACACGATGTCACTGTTCCCGCGAATGGTACGACCTTTGAAAGTCGCGGCATAGCCTTTAAAGCACCGGGATTAGGCGGCGCGGATGAAATCTTTATCGGCTTTAATACCTGGGGCAATACTGCTAGTGATTGGTATAACTTAAGACTTTACGGCGGCACGTCATTTGACCAAACCTTAATCACTGAAACTAATGGCTCTATTATCACGGGATTTTTAAACCCCTGCCCGCCGGTGCAGATATTGCTCTGGAATGCGCCGATGCCTTATTGGTTCTTCGCCAATGGCCGCCGTGTCTGGATAGTCGCCAAAGTCTCCACCCAATATGAAAGCGGCGGTGCGGGTTTTATCCTGCCGCCTTGCCCGCCCTCTAAATACCCTTATCCGTTAATGGTGAGTGGTAGCTATAACGGCGCTAATTCTGTGAGATGGTCGGATAATTCCGAAAGCCACAGGGGTATATCCTCGCCTTATTATTATAATTTGTTTGTAAGAAGCGCGGACGGATTATGGGCAGACTTTTGTTCCAACAGTAATGCCGGAGAATTTCGCCCGGGTGTTGCCTATCGCCGACTTTGGCCTCTAGGAAGTAATGGGTTTGATGGTTATAACAAGATTTATAACTTGCGCGACAGTTTCGGTACATTCCCATTTTTACCCTTAACCTTTTGCACTTATAACAATCAAGGCAAAGCGCAATGGGGCGAGATGGACGGCGCTTATTATGTGCCTTCACAAAATTCAGGCGCAGAAGATATTATCCAGCATGAAGGCAAAGACTATATCGTTTTTCAAACCGCACATAGAAGCGGTAATCCTTGGTTATTTGCAATAAGGGCGGATTAAATGGCTTACTTTACCGGCACAGCGAATAACCCCGCTGATTTGTTATTAAAACTAAAATCCCACGCCGAAAGTATCGGCTGGATAACCGACTGGTCAAATGCCGATACTTGGTGCTGTCATAATAATGATGGCTATTGGTCAATTAAAGCTTTTGATAACCGATTAGAACTCTGCGGCAATAGTGGCTTTCAAAGCGGGTTAGCTTGGGATAATCAGCCGGGCAATTCAAAAAACCATACCACCAACAACAATAGCGCATACCGCTATAATCCATATGCTCAGACGGGAGCAGGACCCTTTGTTGTTTACCATTTATTTGCCGCCAGCGATTATTTGCATTTAACCGTTGAAATCGCCAGCGGGCAATTTAGACCACTCTTTATCGGCACACTCGACAAACGCGGCGCGGTCTATAACGGTGGGCAGTATGTGTGTGGAAGCTATGAAAGCCCTAGCGATAAAGGCATCAACCGTGGCTATAGTCTTTATCCATTTGATGGATTTAATGGTTATTACCCGGCACAAGCCTCTCGCATACGCTTGGATGCTCAAGACGGCGCACCGTCGCCAGATTGGTTATTTTTTTCATCAGGCGGTAGTTATCCGCGTTATGCCGCTGGCTTGGGACGCGGTTATTGCAGCAACAATCATCCCTCCTCTTTATTAGTCGAAACCTCCGCCAATGCCCTAACCGGCGGCACTCTGTTAATCCCCTGCACCATTTACACGGTCGGCGCAGAAAATAGAACGCGGATGATTGGCGAGGTTAAAGATTTTGCCGTGTGTCGCATGGATTATTTAAGTCCCGGCGACACTATCACGGTCGGACAAGAACAGTGGCGCGTATTCCCGCCGATTGAGCGCACGGCTTTAGATGCCCAAGGCTCGGGTATGGTCGGTTATGCTTATAAGGTCATTGCTTAAATGGCCACCTTTGCCGGTTTGCATTTATCGCCCCCATTGCTGGCGTTTAAAGGCAATCAGAGCGTTAATCTGGATATAGACCGCGACTTAGCGGATACTGCTATTGGCTTTACTAGCACCGGCGCAAAAGCGGGCAGCGTTAAAACCGTCGGTGCACCGGTTAGCCATATCCCGCAACAACACGCCGGATTATTTACCGGTTCACTGGCGCTTAATTTTTATAACCGCCTTTGGCTATCCGATACCTTTATTGACTTTGGTAATGTGGTATCGGAATTACAAACGCCGGTATCACTCTGGAATGCTTACTTTACCCCGCGCCAATTAGTAAGCATTACGGCGCACGATACCGAGGGCATTACATTAAGCGGCCAATCAGCCCCCTCTGGCCTGCCTGCACTGGCTGAAATTATTTGGGAGCTGGCCGCTTCAATCTCCGGGCCACCGGTAATCGACGGCGCGTTTATCTTTCAAGTGGCAGGCGATGTGCCGTTAATGTTACAGGTTATCGGCCAGCGTATTATCGCCTTTGCCTTTGCGCCCAATTGGCAGCGCGGCATTAGCGAAAGTCTGGAATGGCAGACGGAAATATTGTCTAGCGAACAAGGCCACGAACAGCGCCGCGCGTTAAGAGAAACCCCGCGCCGTAGTGTGCAGGCGGACTTTTTAATTGAAGGACGCGAGCGCCGCCGATTAGAAACGGTATTAAGCGAATGGGGCGCTCGCACTTGGGCATTGCCCACTTGGACGGATGCGCTTTATCTGGATACGGATTTACCGGCAGGCAGTGACTTAATCCCCTGCCAGCCATACGGTTTTGAAAATCTCGCCTTATTGCGACAATCCTCTACTTTATTTGAAGTCGTCGAGATTAAACAGGTCGATTTAAACGCCCTGCAATTAAAACGACCTACGGTTAATCCTTGGCCTGCTGGTACGCAACTATTGCCGCTGCGCCGCGTGTTTTTAAGTAAACCGCCTGCCATTAAACGCAAAACCGATAGCCTATGGCAGATGGAGGCAAACTTTTTACAAAACGAAGCGCAGCGCTTTAACCCAAGTCATAACCTGCCGCTGTATCGCGGATTGCCGGTTTTAGAAGTACCGCCGGAAGAAAGCGAAGATTTAACGCTGGCCTTTGAGCGCATTACTAAATTACTCGATAACCAAACCGCGCCCCCGCTGTTAATTGACCACGGAATGCGCGCCTTTTATACCGTCTCGCACGGCTTTTTAGCCGCGAGTAGAGAGGAAAGACGCGCGTTACTTTCGATTTTCTACGCATTAAACGGCAAACAAAAGCCCTTATGGCTGCCCACC